ACTTCGACATTGGCGAAACCTACATTCGCACGATCTGCGGGCGCATTGAATACGCATTTATCGGGTTGCGGCACAATCTGAACAGCCTGAAGTCTAAGGCTAAAATCCTGCTGTGCTGGGCTGTCATGGTTTTAATCCTTTAATTCGTGAGGGTGTTTTACACCAAGGGGATGGGGGTGGCAAGGTGGTGTGATTTACTAGCTAGTCATCAAATCTTTTGCCAGCGCTGGGGGGATACCCCGATACAAACCTTGTGCCCATCGCACCCTCATTTGCTCAATCGGCATCGCCAAACTGTCAGCCCAAAAAGCAGCTAGCAATTCCATACCGCAACCACTCACATCGTGATCTACAGGGCCATCGTAACAGGTGTCTTTGCTAGCCCATTTTACCTCGTCAATTTTACTCATATTCCTATCTCCAAAAGCTTGCCGGAAACCCTGTCTAAGGGGAACTGCGACATTTGTGCGCCAAATGGTGCGCGATATAGCGCACATTTGCGCCAAATGTTTTCCCCTTTAGGGTTTCCGGTTTATTTGGCGCACCCTTTGCGCTAAAACTGCGCCAAATAGAAAAGTTATTTGGCGCAAATTATTGAGCCTCTCCAGGGCGGCTTTCAGGGGGGCAAAATAGGCCTTTTAAGACCTTCCTTCGAGGTGTGTCTTGGTACTCTTTTTCGACCAAAACACCTGTGCGCAACCATAGCTTTATGAGGGTTGAAACCTGCGCTTCTTTCATGCCTAAAGCGTCCATCAGGACAGCGCCAACCCATCGCCCACTTTCGCGCGAACCACCCCTTGTCGATGGTGTAAAACGTGATCCGATGGGGGTGCCGTCATTGTCCACAAGGCCCATATCGATGCGGTCAAGCGCAAGGTTGATAGAGTGCAGGGAAACGCCGTCTAACATGCCGGGAGGCTGCCAAGGTACTAGCGCGCCCACTTCATCAGGGAAGGCGTCCTGTGATCCGTTACAGAGCGTCACAGAGACCTTTTCAAACCAACGTGCATGACCAGACTTGAGCGACTGGTTAGCTTTTGCGTCGTCATAACGAACATACATGTTGCGCTGGCTTTCATCGATACCCATTGCCGCGGCTTCATCGCTGGTCATTGGCATCAGCGTGGCACTGATACGGGTACTGTTTACGATAGCGCCTGCACCGCGTACGACGTTTGCATCGCCTGCTCCATTGCCAGCGTGTTTTGTGGTGTGGTGCACAAGATAGACGACGCAGCCAGTTGCGCGGGCTATTTCATCGCGCCAAACGCGCATTGCCCATTTCACTTCACTATTGTCGTTTTCGTCGCCCTCAAATGTTTCCGTAAATGGATCAACGATTAAAACGTCAATGTCATTGCGTCGGATATAATCCACCAACACAGGTACGATCGGCTTGGCAACCATAGTTCGGCGATTGTTGTCAAAGCCTGCCACAATGATTGTATCAGTTTCAGTGACGATATGCACCATGCCGCGTAGTTCATCGGCTGGAGCATCCATAACACGTCTTGCCGCGGCCAACCGGCGGCGTTGTTCGTGTATGTCATCCTCGACGTTGATAACCATTGTACGGGCCTTACGCCGCGGCTTAAATTCTCCCCACTGCCTTCCAAGCGCAAGAGTGATCGCTAGTTGTAGAGTAAACAGCGACTTGCCGGAACCGCCTGGAGCGGCAAGCATATGCGTGTAGCCCGACAGCATAACGCCCGGTATGACCCAAGGCCTTGTTGGTATGTCGGCCTCGTCAAAGTCAAATGCGTCTACAACTTGTAGTGCCGGCGTATCGGGTAATTCTGGCAAATCATAAACTGGCTCTAAATTCTCATTCATAGCCCAGTCTGGCAATTCATCGGGCGGCGGTATTTCATTTAACCAATCAGGCGGGGACGCCATTTGCGAGGCCTTGCGCTCTGCATGAAGTTGCCGGAATGCCGCCTTGTGATCGCCCTTGTGCTCAAAGTGCACAAACAAGTCATAGGCATCGCCGTAACAACCAGTCGAGCATTGCGCGCCAAGCCCAGCCGAAGCATCGCTAGACGACAAGGAAACCCATTTGTCGCCCATGATCCGCGTGGCGTATGTTTCGCCTTGCTGGTATGGTGAGCGCCAATCCTCACTGTTGCGCGGGCTTGGTTGATAGTTGTATGCTTCCAGCAATGTCGCAATTGTCGCAGACCGATTAAAGTCAGCGATTATTTCTCCACCCGTTACCGTATCACGCGAAGCGCGGCGCTTTTCAGCCTCGGTGCGCAATCTATCGCGTTCTGCGTCATCCTCTGCACGCTTGCGCCTGATTGCTATCATGCCGGCGTCTACAGGCCCTTCATCAAGCGACAAACCTTGCGCGTTTGTGCCAGTGGTTGCGCGCTGATAATAGAGCGGCTTTCCCTCACTATCCCGCAACGGTTCGCCCGATTTGTGCATATCAGGAACGTTGGGCAGGAATACAGGTTGCGCGGCCCGTTCGAGCGCACGGTCGCATTCAATGCCAGCGCCCGACATAAAGTTAAAAAGCGCGTTCTGCGCGTCGTACCAATCAGCAAAAGGTACAGGGTTTTCCAGCGGGATTATTATGCGCCAACGTCGTTCGTTTGGCCTTGCATTAGGGCTTGAGTAAATTAGCCAGGCAGCGTCACCGCAAAAGCCACGGACTAAATCTTGAACCTGGCGCGGCGCTACATTGCCTTTATCAATGTCGCATGTGAGCGCGACATATTGCCCGCGTACACGTTGCACGCCATGTTCGCGCGCGTCGTAATCGTTATAACTTGACGGGATGAATGCAGGGCCCGCCATCTTGTCTGCGTTGGCAGGATCAAGCGTAAACAAACTAGCAAGCGTTGCGGTTTCATAATCATCGCCGGTTTTGATATGCGTGTCGTATGTGCCGTTAAAAAAGACAACAGGACGCGCGCACCAAGCTGGTCCGATATTGGTGACGGTTTCCACGATCATGCCTCAGACTTTCCATGTATGCGGTTGTGACAAGGTTCGCAAATCGCGACTAACTCAAACGCGAACTCGTTAAACTTGTGATTGTATGTCAGATGGTGCACGACCGTTGCAGGACGCGAAAGACAACCTTCGCACACGTAGTTAGCGCGCCGCAAGATCAAAGACCGTTTGCGCTGCCAAATATCCGAAGCTAGATATTCGCTATATTCCATATCACGACTAGGCGCGCTTCGATCCGCAGCCTCATTCGCAATGGCGTCTAATCTTTCCTTGCGCCAGCGTTGATATTGATTTGACAAACCTTGCGCACGGTCTCGGCAAAAGTCTGTTGTAATGCCGATGCGTTCCGCTTCTTCACGTTTCAGCCACTTAGTCGAACCTTGGCCGCAATCACGACAAACAAGCTGGTGCATTGTAGCGCCGCCTGCATTTACAAATCGGATTATGCAAGTTTTCGGATGCGCGCAGGCCTCTTTTTGCCACGCTGAAAAAAGCATTGGCACGACTTCATCACCGTCAATCTTGACTGATTTACCGTGCTGCGATGTGCCCCACATTGGGCAATCAATCCCATCGATGTACGATTGCGGAATATGTTGCGCGGCTGGGTTTGGTTGTGTATTATCGTGGCTCATCTACTTATCTCCGTTGGGAACGGGCAGCGAATGGAAGCGCTGCCCGTTTTCATTTTGTCAACAGGATTGGCGCACCTTGTTCGCGCAACCACTGCACAGCAGCAGTTGGGCAAAAGAAACAAGATACGCTATGTCCCATTAGGAAGTGCAGGTTGCCCCAATCAATTTGTGGCTGTGATAACTTGCCGGCTGTGCCGCGTGCGTCGTACCCTTTAAATTCGATCCAAGCGACACCACCACGCGGCCAAGTGATGCAAAGATCAAACACACCTGCAATCATGCCTTCTGTTTTGGCTTTGCGCTGTGCTGCAAAACCTCGCTTGCCTGCGTTTGGGATCGCATAAGCGTGCACACCTTTACCGCAATTACGCAGCAGATCGCGAAATGTTTTGACGCGCGCCAATTCTGATAAATGACGCGCGCCATCAGGTTTGCCTACAAAGAACAATGGCTCTTGTTTTAAAGATGTTTCCAAATCAGCCCAACTCATGTCGCGCGCCCGTCAATGACAGCATTTATTGCAACGACCAGTTTTGCGTGGTCTGGTGTTCCGCGCCGTGCGTGGCTTGCTGCAATGCTTTCGATCATCATAGGCGTGAGCGTTTTGAGCGGCGCTGTATTGGCTTTGGCAAGTGCAGCCGTCCAATTATCGCGTTTGGTTATGTGATCGCGGTTGCGCGGGTATCTGGCTCCGGGTTTCACCAAATGCTATCCCGTGAAACGAATGGAATTTCATCGTCTAGGTCATCACCAAACCCGCCACCTGTAGAGCCACCAAAGCCACCAGCGTGACCGCGTGAACCGTCGCCGCCTTGATCGCCACCCTTTTTGCCATCAAGCATGACAAGCGAACCGCGCACACCAACCAAAACCTCAGTGCTATAACGGTCATTGCCTGACTGGTCTTGCCATTTACGAGTGCGCAACTGGCCTTCAATATAGACCTTACTTCCCTTTTTAAGATAGCGCTCAACTACGCCAACAAGACCATCACCTTGCACAGCAATGCTATGCCATTCAGTGCGTTCTTTCTTTTCACCCGTGGACTTATCCTTCCAGCTTTCACTTGTAGCGATGCGCATGTTTGCAATACGACCGCCATTTGCAAAGGATCTGATCTCAGGGTCTGCCCCAAGATTGCCCACGATTATGCATTTGTTAACACTCGACATATTCTAAATCTCCGTTAAGCGGTTTCGCCAAGCCCATAAAAATCATCGGCGCGAACGTGGCCGTCAGTGACTCCCACAATTCTTGCCATCAGTTCTTTTGATGGAATTGAGCCAGCCCGCAGTCTGTTCACCGTCGATTGATGCACACCAATGCGATCGGCAAATTGCGCTTCTGTAAGGCTTTCGCCTTTGAGGTAGTTATCTAGGGTCATTCGGGCACGTTACGCCCGCTTACGCCAATGCGTCAAGCGCATATTTATGCTTGCAATACTAATGCGGATAGCGCATACAAAGCGGCCCAAACGGAGTAGATGACCATGGGAATTGTTTACCACAAAGATTTGCTGCAAGGCAGTGATGAATGGCTGGCTGCGCGGTGCGGCCTGCTAACAGCTTCAGAAATGAAACTGATCCTAACGCCCACTGGCAAGGTTGCGAACAACGACAAAACCCGCGCGCACGCTTATGAGTTAGCGTTTCAGCGCATTACTAACTTCGTTGAACCGCAGTATGTGTCGGACGCGATGTTGCGCGGACAAGAGGACGAGATTTACGCCCGCGCGGCATATGCCGACAACTACGCGCCGGTAACAGAAACGGGCTTTATCACAAGCGACGCATGGGGCTTCACTATCGGTTACAGCCCTGATGGATTAGTCGGTGATGATGGTCTGATCGAATGCAAATCCCGCGCTGGCAAGTACCAGGTGCAAACCATCGCCTGCAATGAAGTGCCCGACGAATACATGCTGCAATTACAGACTGGGTTGCTGGTCACTCAGCGTGAATGGATCGATTTTATATCATATTCGGGCGGCTTGCCGATGTTTGTCAAACGCGTTGAACCTGATCTTGAATTACAAGAAGCCATAATCGCCGCGGCAACCGCATTTGAAACGCGCGTGGCTGAAGTGATCCAGCAATATCACGCAACCCTAGCAACACAGAAACTAATCCCGACCGAACGGCGGGCAATTGAGGAAATTATCATATGACCGAAGTTATCGATATGTCGCGTTTTGTTGAAGCTAAGAGCGACCAACTTAACACTGATGACCTTATCGGCGCGCCTCGTACCATCACCATCACACGTGTGACAGGTAGCGACGGAGACCAGCCGGTTTCAATTCACTACCAGAACGACAGTGGGAAGCCATTTAAGCCATGTAAGACCATGCGCCGCGTGTTGCTGGCAGTATGGGGTCGAAACGCTGTAGAATACGTTGGGCGGTCAATGACGGTCTATCGCGATGACGGTGTGACGTTCGGCGGCTTGAATGTTGGTGGCATCCGCATCAGCCACATGAGCCACATTGATAAAAAGACTGTGGTTGTCGTGATGAAGTCTAAAGGGAAAAAGGCCGGTATTGAAGTTTTGCCTTTGGTGCAATCCAATGAACCGACCGCAGCGCAATTGGCAGATTTTACTGCTAAGTTTATTGCGAATGTCAACAAGGCATCAAGCATCGATGCGCTGCACGCCTTTGCCGCCAAGCAAGCCGACCGTCTTGATAAACTGCCACCTGAACTACGCGCGCAAACTGATAAAGCTGTGGCAGATCGGCTTGCGGTATTTCAGCCTACGGAAGGCAAGCCAGACGATGACTTTGGCGAAGCGTTTGCAGACGACTTTGCAGCCTAACACAAAAAGGCCCGCACCGTAAAAAGTGCGGGCTTAATTGTATCTAGCCTGCGCAGACGACGCTAAATCTCAACTAACCCCTCCTCCACCATATGAGCCAACTCGCTAACGTGGCGGCGCTCTATGTCCACCAGTTCGGCTGGCACGCCTTCGGGATGATCTTGGGCCAGTTTGGCAAGGCGGGCGGCTAGGTCGGTTAGGTGGTTGGTCATGTGTTGATTGCCTCTAAGATAGCATTGCCAATTAGTTCGGGGATTTGCGGGACTACGGCATTGCCTAACCCTTTAAGTCGGTGTGCGCGGTCGGGAACCCCATTAGCCACTCGACCCACGTCGGGTTCAACGCTCCAGAAATTTCGGATACCACTTGAGAAAGGCCAAGCTGTTTGCCTTTTTCCTTGCGCCGTCTGACCGCACCTGATGATAGGTTGCCACGATCTCGGCAATCGCTTGCTTGCGGTGTCGGCCAAAGCCCCCTGACAATCATTTGAGCGGCTTCCGGCAAGTTCAGGCTGAAACTTGAGTTTGCGCGCCTGATTAGTGTTTCCGTTTTGGTTGCTGACTGCGCCCCCCTGCCATCCATTGCGCGCGGGGTGGGCAATAATCCACACGCGGTCGCGTCTGTGAGGGGCACCAATGGCGGAAGCTGGTATGCAGTGCCATTCCGCATCATACCCGATCGCGGCCAAGGTTCCAAGAACGGCATCCAACCCTCTAGAAAGCAGCGCTCCGACGTTCTCCAAGATGACGTATTGCGGTCCCAATTCGCTAATAAGACGGGCGACTTCATAGAATAACCCGCTACGCTCCCCTGCAAGTCCTGCTCCAAGTCCTGCAAAGCTGATGTCCTGGCACGGGAAGCCCCCGCAGATGACATCAATGGCAATTCCATCGGCAGCAAGTTGCTCTGCGGTAAGGGTTCGCACGTCATCGTAACACGGGACGTTTGGCCAGTGCTTGGCGAGGACTTTGCGCGGGAACGCTTCAATTTCACAGAAGGCGACTGTTTCAAATCCGGTGTAATGTCCGTCATTTTTTGCTCTTTCTAATCCAAGGGAAAACCCACCGATACCGCTAAACAGGTCAAGGACGCGCAGCTTTGTCACGCTGCGATCCTTTCGAGTATAGCTGCAACCTCTTGGCGCTGGCGCTCTTTGGTGCGCAAGGCTTCACTGCGAATAATGGCCACCATATCGCGGAACAGGCCATCCGTTTCGATTAGCTTGTGCGATTGCTGGCAACCATAAATCACCGTAGCATGATCGCGGCCAAAAGCGCGGGCAATGCCAGCGTATGAGTAATGGCCTTGTGCCAGGTACCATATTGCCCACCGGATGCGAACGAGGTAGCGATTTCGCCGATGTGACTTGATGTCTGATGCACTTGAACGCGTAACCATTGCAGCGGCGTTAATCAGGCCGGTTAATGCGTAAGGTGGAGCGGGGCGGATAATGTCAGGCACGGCGCGTTTTCGGCCATGATTGAATTTCACGATACGTTCGATATTGCGGCGGTTAGCTTCCTCTTTCGGAAGGGTGCATTCCATATGCCGAAGTGCAGTGACAATACGGTGCATTGTTGTGCCGTAGTGATCTGCGATTTGCTGGCGTGTCATGCCTTGGTTAAGATATTTGTCGCGAATGTCAGGCCATGCGGCGCGGGGGATATTGTTCACTTCAACCAACTCCAAACTGTTCCGATCACGTGAATCCAGAAGCACATAGACAGCGCCACGCCAAAGACGAGGGCATTGCGCGCGCGGCGGGCTTGTTCTGGGGTCATGGGTGTGTCTTTCGTATTTCACCGATGATTGAACTTGTGGCAAAGCCCGCGGTAGCCACGACAAGGTTGACAATATCGCCATTCGCAAACCACGCTATCCCATTGGCCGTTCCAATAATAAACCACATAATCACTGCCCACTCTCCTGCACCTGATGCCATGCGTTGCGGATCGCCCATAGGAAGGCGGGGATGTAGAAGGGTTTCATTTGATCGCGTCCCTTTCCAAGAGTGAAGCTTTTTCCAGCTTGAGCGCCTGCAATTCAGGCACATTATCACCCCACTGGCCGACAGCTTGGCGCGTAATGCCCAAGATTTGAGCAAGGCGGTACTTGCTGCCAAATCGCTTAACCGCTTCTTCCGTTTTCATACTGATGATTGTAGGACTTTGCAGACGATCAATATCACCCAAAGATTGATGCTCTAAAGCCTGAATGAATAATTCAATTTCTGGATTGTAATAGAACCATTCACCATGAGCGCGATAAGTTGAAAACTTACGGTGTAAGCTTTTTTCATACTCAGCATCACCATCGACAATTTTTATGGTCTTAAGGCGCACTGGGCTTGCGCATATTAGTGATGATATTCGCCTTTCAGGCCTTCTTGAAAACCCAATTTTCAAAAGACCCAAATCTTTTGCTAAAAGGAAATATATCACTTTTCACCCCCTTTAGCTTCAATTTCACGCAGTTGGTATTGGCGAAAAATCGGCACAGTCTCACCCCATTGCACCACGGCATTTTGTGTAATGCCAAGCGCTCGGGCAACCGCCGCCTTGCTTCCGTATCGCTTCACAACGTCCGTCGTTTTCATTTTGCGCCTCACTTTTTTGCAAATGCTTAGTTGACTTACCCCGTAAGCTACGTTACGTCAATAGGCATAGCAACGAGGAACCGGAAATGATCGACCTAACCCAACTAGCGACTGATATTCTCAACGGAGACACGCTGCCCTACGGCCCGCATGGCGTTTACGATAGCGCCGACTGGATCGACGCAGCGCAACAAGCGCTTGATCCTGTAGATCAGGACTACACCGACATTCGCGCGATGGTGGCTAAGGAGGGGGCTTGGGACAGATTCACCACTAGCCGTGTTGCCGCGCGTAACGACTGGACATTTGACGAATATTGCGAGGTGATGGCATGAGCGCCACAGGCTGGGCAATACGCCACGACGCAACCGCGCTGTCAGACCCATGGATAGCCAGCAACCTTGACCACTGCGTCACTGTGTTTGGCCGTGACCGTGCAGAGGTCCGCAGCGAGATAGCCGCTTATGAAGGCAGGCGCTGGAACAACGCCCGCCGCAACGCAAACGGGAGCCGGTGAGATGACCAAGGATCAAATGGAAAAGATGCTCGAAGACATCGAGACTGTCCGCATCATGATCGACGATATCGACGGCATGAAGTTTGGCGCTGTCCCCAAGGCTTTGGACCAGATCGCCCGCCGTCTCGACACGGTAATTCATCGCCTTGTTTTTGACATCGAGGTGGCAAAATGAGCCGCGCACCAACCTACGCCGACTTTGACCGCCTGTTTGCCGCCACAATGGAAAGCGTTGAACGCTGGTCAAAAGCCGAAGCTGAAATTGCCAAGGCCCGTCAGGATATGGCCCGCGATGTTCGGGCGCAGATTGCCGCGATTGGGGGTGAGGTGTGAGTGAAGACGCACTTATCGCTCTGACCATGATCGCACTCATTTGGATTGGATGGCCACTGCATAGCATTGCCAACGACATCCGGCACATGCGCCGCAAGATCAAGGATTGATCGCATGACCCGCACCCTATCCCTGATCGCCCGCACTTACCGCCAAGACCCGCGCGACTTCTGGACATGCCTAGCGGTTGTCCCTGCCGCCGTCGTCTTTTGGACCGCTCTATTTTGGATTGTAGCAGGATGAACGAGACACCCGACAACCCGCCCGCGTTTCCATCTGCAACCGCCCATCACGTTCACTATAAAGGCATGTCCTTGCGTGATTGGTTCGCTGGGCAGGCTCTTATGGGGGGCGTGGCGGCTGCCACTCCATACAATTTTTCGACGCCTGATCAATGCGCGAGCATGGCTTACCAGATCGCTGACGCTCTTTTGCAGGAGCGCGCCAAGTGAAAACCATTATCAACCTTATCACCCAATGCGGCAAGACCATCACCGGCCCCGCGCATTGGTTTGCAACAGATCGTGTT